ATATTTCATTAGATACTCCATTTTGGACAACAGGGCATTTGTATTTAGGTGCTATTGATGAAAATTTTAAAGCAGCTATTTTTTCTGGAAAAAATTTAGAAGCCGAACTTGAAACTAAAGAAACAGAATTGTTTCCAGGTGCAAGAGCAAATGTAACTGGTGTTAGACCAATTGTAGATGCTAGTGCAAATGTAATTATTAAAACTAGAGATAAATTATCAGATGCAGTTACATCATCAGCATCAAGTTCAATGAATGATTCTGGTATTAATCCAGTAAGAAAATCTGGTAGATACTTTAGAGCTAATGTAAAAATTCCAGCAGAAAGCATTTGGACTAATGCACAAGGAATAGATTTAACAGCTAGTCCAGGTGGAACAAGATAATGAGTGATAAAATTGATATTGATAATGTTCGTTACTCAATTGAAACACAAGAATATTTTCAAAGACAAATTGAAGAAGCAGTAAATACATTAATTAACAAAAATAATACTGAAAGCGATAAGGCTTTTAGTTGGTTTATGAATTAGGAGCAAATAAATGTCAGGAATAAAAGATTACTCAACAACACAAGCAAATAATATTGATCTAAATGGAATTGATACCAATGAGGGTATGCTTCCATCTAACTTGAACAATGCTATTAGAGCTTTGATGAAAAATACTAGAGAATGGTATAACGATAGCCAATGGGTTGAGTATGGTGATGGTGATGCAGCTTTTACAGCAGCTTATGCAAGTTCAACTTCTTTTACAATTGCTGGTGTTAATGTTACAGCAATTTATCATGCTGGAAGAAGAATTAAATTAACAGCTTCTACACCTGGTACAATTTATGGAACAATTAGTTCTTCAACTTTTTCTACAAACACTACAGTAAATGTAACTTGGGATAGTGGTTCGTTATCAAGTGAAGCTATTACAAATGTTTACATTGGTGCTTTATCTAAAACAAACAATTCTATTCCAGATGGTATTATTGAAACTATTAAATTAGCAGACGGATCAATTGCATCTATTAAAATTGCAAGTGGTGCAATTACAGTTGCTAAGATGGCAGTTAATTCTGTTGATTCTGACCAGTATGTAGATGGCAGTATTGATACTGCACATATTGCATCTGCTCAAGTAACAGCAGATAAAATTGGAACTAATGCTGTAACTACAGCTAAAATAAATGCTGATGCTATAACTGGTGCAAAAATAGCTGACGACCAAATTAATAGTGAGCATTATGTAGATGGTTCAATTGATACAGCTCATATTGCAGACTCACAAATTACAGTTGCTAAAATGGCAGCTAACTCAGTAGACTCAGATCAATATGTTAATGGATCAATTGATACAGCACACATAGCTGATTCTCAAATTACTACTGCAAAAATAGCAGATGGTGCAATTGTTAATGCAGATGTTAATGCAAGTGCAGCAATAGATGCAACTAAAATTGCAAATGGAACAGTTACAAGTGCAGAATTTCAGTACATTAATACTTTATCATCTAATGCTCAAACACAAATAAATGCTAAAGCTGCAACAACATATGTTGATAATGCAGTAGCTGGATTAAGAACTAGAATTATTGCAGAGTGTGCTTCAACAGCAAATATTAATTTATCAAATGGTTTAGAAGCTGGTGATACAATTGATGGTGTAACCCTAGTTGCTGGAGATAGAGTTTTAGTTAAAAATCAAAGTACAGATACAGAAAATGGTTTATACCTTGCAGTAGGATCTGGTGCTGGTGCAGCATCAAGAGATCCAGAACATAATACTATTGCAGAATTATCTGGTGGTATGGTTATAACTAATCAAGGTTCTGCAAATGATAATAAAATATTTTTATGTACTACAAATACTGATGCAACATTAGGATCTACAAGTATTACTTATACTGTAATTACACCAAGTAACTCAGGAACTGTAACTTCTGTTGTTGCTGGAACTGGTTTATCTGGTGGTACTATTACATCTGCTGGAACAATAGCAATTGATACAGGAACAACTGTAGATAAAACAACTGCACAAACTCTTACAAACAAAACTTTAACTTCACCAAAAATAAATGAAAATGTAGCATTAACTTCTACTGCAACAGAATTAAATTTATTAGATGGTGTTAGTGGATTGGTTCAAGCAGACTTAACTAAACTTGCAGCTATAGATGCTACAGCAGCAGAAATAGACAATCTTGATGCTTTAAGTAGAGGAAGTATTATTTATGGTAATGCTAGTGCTGCCACAGCAATTTTAACTAAAGGTACAGCTAATCAAGTATTAACATCTGATGGTACTGATATTTCTTGGGGTGATGCTTCTGGTGGAGGTCTTTCTTTTCAATCAATAGTTACAGCTTCAACTGTAACAGTTGCAGCTGGAAATGCTTATTTAATTAATACAACATCAAATGCTTGTACTGCTACATTACCATCTTCTCCAAGTGTAGGAGATGAAGTACAATTTATTGATTATGCTGGTACGTTTGATACTAATGCCTTAACAATAGATCCCAATAATGTAAAAATTCAAGGTGGAACAGTTAATTTACAATTAACTGGAGAAAGAGAAGCAACTTTATTACGTTATGTAGACACAACTCAAGGGTGGTTATCTATTTCTGGAACTAATGAAAGTTTATCTGGTTTGCCTTATGCAACAAATTTTTTAGTTATTGCTGGTGGAGGAGGTTCTGGTGCATCGCAATCTGGTTCTGGTTCTGGTGGTGGTGGAGCAGGAGGATTTAGAACTTCTACTCAAAATTTAGCTGTTGGAACTGAAATTACAATTACAGTAGGAGATGGTGGTTCTGGTGGAGCTGGTACATCAGCTGGCAATGATGGTGGTCAAGGTGGTTCTTCATCTATTTCTGGTTCAGGTTTAACAACAATAACTTCTGCTGGAGGTGGTGGTGGTTCTGCTGCTGATGGTGGTGTTGGTCAAGCTGGTGGTTCTGGTGGGGGAGCTGGTGGTTCACCTTCAGCACCTACTGGTCAAGCTGGTGGTGCTGGAAATACTCCAAGCACTTCTCCTTCACAAGGTAATGCTGGTGGAACTGTAACATCTGGTAGTGGATATGGTGCAGGTGGTGGTGGTTCTTCTGCACAAGCTGCTAATGGTGGTGGTGGTAGTGTTGAAGGTGGAGGTGCAGGTACTGCAAATTCAATTACTGGTTCTTCTGTAACTTATGCCGCTGGTGGAAATGCAGGTAATGCAGCACCTGGTGCTGTGGGTACAGCAAATACAGGAAATGGTGGTTCTGGTTCTGGTCAAGGAAATGCAGGAAGTGCTGGAGGAAAAGGTGTTGTTATTTTAAGTATACCAACTGCTAATTACACAGGAACTATAACTGGTTCACCTACAGAATCTACATCAGGTTCAAATAAAATATTAAAATTTACAGGAAGTGGGAGTTACACAGCATAATGGCTACATTCGCAAAAATAGGATTAAATTCAAAAGTAATAGAAGTTCTTTCAGTTCATAATAACGAACTACTAGATTCTAACGGAGTTGAACAAGAAGTTAATGGAATAGATTTTCTAACTAAATTAACTGGTTGGTCTATTTGGAAACAGACTTCTTATAACACTTATGGTGGGGTTCATTCTTCAGGTGGAACACCTTTAAGAAAAAATCATGCTGGAATAGGTATGACTTACGATGAAGATAGAGATGCCTTTATATCTAAAAAACCTTACGCATCATGGATATTAAATGAAGATACTTGTCTTTGGGAATCACCTATTGGTAGCATACCAGAAATAAATTCTGAACAACAAGATCAAAATACATCTGGAACTCATAAATGGAATTATGCTTGGAATGAAAATAATCAAACATGGGATCTAATAGATAATCTTAACACTTAACAGACAATAAATATTTGTTAATAATATGAAAATACCTATTATTGAAAATTTATTTCCAACTCCTATTTATATGTCAAATATAGATAGAACATTTACAAAACAAGAATTACAATTTGTAACTGAACAAAAAAAACATTGTGTTAAAAATGAAGGAAACATTAACACAAAAG